AAGTTTGGATACACCCAGACACCAAGCGATGACCCAGTAAACAGCCCAGCACACTACAACCGCAAGGGTGTGGAGGCTATCCAAGCCATTGAGGCAAGCATGTCACCTGAAGAATATCGTGGCTACCTCAAGGGCAACTGCATGAAATATCTGTGGCGATACCAGTACAAGGGTAAGCCTGTGGAAGACTTAAAAAAATGTCAGTGGTATCTCGACAAGCTTATTGCTTCCCATGAACAACTGTAGTATAATTGGAGTCTTCGACTAATGAAAGTATCATTGATTGATTTTATGGGCAGCGACCTCACTGTGGTAAACGCTGCCCGTGTTTCCTTTAACAAGGAATCAGAGCGGGTCAAGGTAGGCAATCACCTAGACCTTTCAGAGAAAGACCAAAAGCTTATCAACTACTTAGCTGAACACGCCCACTGGTCGCCGTTCTCACACTGCTTCTTACAGTTTCGTATTGAAGCACCTCTCTTTGTAGCACGACAGCTAGTCAAACACCAAGTGGGGTTGGCCTGGAATGAAGTCAGCCGCCGCTATGTGGACTATGAGCCTAAATTCTACACACCTAAGATGTGGCGGAAGCGTGCAGACAATGTAAAGCAGGGCAGTGCAGACAAGAAGATACCGTATGACATACGCCCCTTCATGCAAGAGGCATTGAAAACATACGACAACATGCTGAAAGAGGATGTAGCACCAGAGCTTGCACGCATGGTATTACCGCAGAACATGTACACAGAATGGTATTGGTCTGGTTCTTTGTATGCCTTTTCCCGTGTGGTCAATCAACGGCTGCACGACACGGCACAGAAGGAGACACGTGCAATTGCTGATATGATTAGTCAAGAATGCGCACGATTTGATTTTAAACACAGCTGGAAAGCATTAACAGGACAGGAGCTATACACCGATGACAAACAATATGACTATGACTAATCACCTACCCACCGACTATCAAACATTTATTGCCACCTCACGATACGCCCGTTGGCTAGAAGACGAAGGCAGACGGGAGACATGGCCTGAAACAGTAGGTCGATTCATTGACTATATTGTACGTCCTTCGGACATTGACATCAAAACAATAGACGAGATTGAGGAAGCTATACTTAGCCTAGAGGTCATGCCTTCAATGCGTGCCTTAATGACAGCTGGTCCTGCGGCAGAGCGTGACAACACCTGTGTCTACAACTGTAGCTACCTACCCGTTGACCACCCCCGTGCCTTTGACGAGGCTATGTTTATTCTTCTGTGTGGTACAGGAGTAGGCTTCTCTGTTGAGCGTCAAGCAATCCAGAAGCTGCCAACAGTTCCAGAAGAACTGACCAGCGTTGAGGATATGATTGTGGTACAGGACAGCAAAGAGGGTTGGGCAAAGGGCTTGCGTAAGCTTATCTCCCTGCTGTATACAGGAGACATTCCGAAATGGGATTTGTCTAAGATTCGGCCAGCCGGTGCAAGACTTAAGACTTTTGGTGGTCGTGCCTCTGGTCCAGACCCGTTGAATGACCTGTTCAACTTTACTGTAGCCAAATTCAAAGGCGCAGCAGGCCGTAAGCTTAACAGTGTAGAGTGTCACGACATCATGTGTAAGATTGGTGAGGTAGTTGTGGTCGGCGGTGTTCGACGCAGTGCAATGATTAGCCTGTCCAACCTATCAGATGACCGTATGCGTCATGCCAAGTCTGGTCAGTGGTGGGAGAACGAGGGTCAACGTGCGTTGGCTAACAACTCTGTTGCCTATACCGACAAGCCCGACATGGAAACATTCATGCGTGAGTGGACAGCACTGGTCGAATCTAAGTCTGGTGAGCGTGGTATCTTCAGCCGTGAGGCAGCAGACAAACACGTTGAGCGCAATGGTCGTCGTGAGATTGGCAAGGAGTGGGGAACGAACCCATGCAGTGAGATTATCCTGCGGCCTTATCAGTTCTGCAACCTGACAGAGGTTGTTGTTCGGCCTACCGACACAGAAAAAACCTTGACACGCAAGGTAAAGCTTGCTACAATCCTGGGTACAATTCAATCTACGTATACCAACATGCCGTACCTACGGCCTGTGTGGCGGCGTAACACTGAAGAAGAAAGGCTGTTGGGTGTAAGCCTGACAGGTATTATGGACAATGAAATCACTAGTAAACCGTCTGCAAAAACTCTTAACAAGCTTCGTGACGTTGCTGTACAAACAAACAACGAGGTTGCACAGCAGCTTGGAGTTGCTGCATCTGCGGCCATCACTTGCGTCAAGCCTTCGGGTACTGTCTCACAGCTTGTTGATTCTGCCTCTGGCATTCATGCTCGTCATAGCGAATATTATATCCGCACTGTACGGGGCGATAATAAAGACCCGCTGACGCAGTTCATGCAGGACGCAGGCATCCCAGCAGAGCCGTGTGTAATGAAGCCAGACAGCACCACAGTATTTAGCTTCCCTACTAGGTCGCCCGACAACGCCGTAACACGTAACGACATGTCTGCGATTGAGCAGCTGGAGTTGTGGAAAACATACGCCCTTGAGTGGTGTGAACACAAGCCATCCGTAACCATTACAGTTCGTGATGAGGAGTGGCTGAAGGTAGGAGCATGGGTGTTTGATAACTTTGACATCTGCTCTGGCGTATCCTTCCTGCCACACAGTGACCACACCTATGCACAAGCACCATATCAGGATTGTGACAAGGCCACATACACAACCGCCTTGAAGGAGATGCCTAAGAAGATTGACTGGTCAAAGCTTTCTGAATACGAGAAGGAAGACAACACCGCAGGGTCACAGACGCTGGCATGTTCTGGCGACAGTTGTGAAGTAGTTGACCTGACAGCAGCATGATTGAGATATACGGTCAGAAAGATTGTAAGTTTTGTAGGGATGCCAAGGTATTCTGTCGGATACGGAAGCTTCCCTACAAATACTACACTGTTCGTGAGGACATCACGATAGAAGAGTTTAAGGAACTGTTTCCGCAAGCAAGGACAGTCCCGCAAATTGTAGTTGATGGTAAACACATTGGTGGTTACACAGAATTGGAGCATTATATATTATGAATGTATTACTTACAGCATTAATCAAAAAACTAGAGGGAGAGATTGCGGTAGCCGAAGCCAACGTAATGGTATACCTCAATCAAGCCGTAGGCATTGGGGAACATCCTGATGTTGTTGAGGCTATCGAAACGCAGATTGAAAAGATTGCTGCGGCTGATGAAAAGATTGAATCAATTAAGAAATCCTTCGGTGACTAGGGTACACAGACAGTGGGGCTACTACGACATCCTACTTGAGGGTGACGGATACCTTGTGAAAGAGCTTACAATTAATCCAGGCAAGTATCTCTCTGACCAGAGACACAAGCATAGGAGCGAGGAATGGCTTGTAGTTGCTGGCTCTATACAAGTTGTATTACAGACAGATGGTGCATTGCAGCGCAGCCTTTGCTTTAGCAAGGGAGATAAACTTAATATACCCGCAAGAATGTGGCATCATGTTGTAAACAAAACAAACAAGCCAGCTAAGATTATTGAAGTATGGATGGGAGATAAGCTCTTGGAAGAAGATATTGAAAGAAGAAGCCCGTGTAAGGCACACCTAGAAGCAAGGGTAGACAGTTGTGAGCTACACAATATACATGACATCTGTATACACTGCGGCAGAACAGAGCGTGACATAACGCACTGGCAAGAAATGACGCACGAAGAAAGAAAGCAAGCCAACCTATTGGCAAAGAAAAGATTGCAGGGTGTTTGGCATAAGTAAAAAAGTTCTTGACTTAACTAAATAAATTTTATATAATATAAGATAAGCGGTGGGCAGAGTTCTTCAGTCCTTTCTCTCATCTGTCCACCGCACCCTTATATTGGAGCAGTTATGAACAGAAGACCAGTTATTTATGTCGGGTATGACGAGCGTGACCATCGAGCTTACGAGGTTCTGGAACACTCTATCCGCAAGTACAACAAAACATATGACATTATTCCCCTGCTTGAACCGGAGCTTCGCCGCATTGGTTTGTATCGCAGGGCTTCACGTGTGTTTGAACACGACCCACATCAACGGTATGATGTGTTTGACAACAAACCATTCAGCACAGACTTTACGTTTACTCGTTTCCTTGTCCCCGCATTAAACCAGTATCAAGGATTGGCATTGTTTATGGATGCCGATATGCTTGTGCGTGGTGACATCGAAGGGATATTCGGTGTATATGGTAAGAGAACAGATTTTGCTGTCCAGTGTGTCAAGCACAAGTATGAGCCACCCGAAGGAGAAAAGATGGACGGTGTAGCCCAAACCCGCTATCGCAGAAAGAATTGGTCTAGCTTTATGTTATTTAACTGCTCCCATCCTAGTAACAAAAAGCTTACCCTTGATGCAGTCAACCTGCAATCAGGTTCTTGGCTGCACTCTTTTGGGTGGCTTGACGATGACGAGATTGGAGATATACATGAAGAATGGAACTGGCTTGATGGACATTCAAGCGAACATGTTGAAGCAAAGAATGCACACTTTACAACGGGCGGCCCGTGGTTTAATAATTGGGAACCAAAGCGGCCTATTGACGAAGCATATGCAGAAGAGTGGCAAGCCGCCGAAAAAGAAATAACAACGCAGCTTATATTGGAGAACATGTAATGTATACTTTTGTAACCAGCTTTCCAAAAAAATTTGAAAAAGACTACGGACTGCCAATGCTGGAGTCTGTTGTTAATAAATGGAAGCCAACAGATTTTAAACTATACGTATACCTAGAAGGATACGAAGGTAATATAGACAGCCTCCCGCAGGAAAGCTTTATTACCTATCGTCACATCGAGGATGTGCAAGCACGTAACGATTTTATCAAACGCAACGCAGACAAGAACGGCCGCTTTGCGGAAGCACCGTATAACTACAGGATGGATGCTGTGCGTTTCTGTAATAAAGTTTATGCATACTCCGACCTAGCCCTTGAGTTAATGGGTGAAGAATACAAAGGCTGGTTAGCGTGGCTTGATGCTGACACTATAACAAAGAAACGATTTACTGCAAAGGA